AAGAAAACCCTGGTCAGAAAGTTTCAACTTTTTCGATGTTCAATTAAGAACTGCATATAAGCCTAAATGGATTAAAGGTTTTGAAACTGATTCAATTGATATAGAGTAATGGAAATTACGCTAATTAAGCAACTTAACGGCTCGTTTAAACCCGCATACGATACTGACTATGAAAATGCAAAAAAGATTGCCCTAAACGAGCCTTTTGTTTTTAAATATTCCAAACCAAGAAATTACAAATTTCATAAAAAGTTTTTTGCGTTGGTAAATATGCTTTACCAAAACCAAGAACAATATAACAACTTGGAATATTTGAGAAAAGATTTGATTATTGAATCAGGATTTTACGAAATCAGATACGGAATCCACGGAGAAGAAATAAAAGAAGCGAAAAGTATTTCTTTTTCAAATATGGATGAAATCGAATTTTCAGAGCTTTATAACCGAGTTATAGACACGATAGTAAGGTGTTTTAATTTTGATCGGGATGATATTATTGAAAATGTAACTCAATACTTTTAGAAATGAAAAAAACACAAACAAAAGAAGAAGCAATTGAAAGCGTAAAGAATGGCAACATTTCATATCATATAAAAGCTTTAGGATTTGCTATTGAATGGTGCAAAATACAGATGAAGCCATTTACTACAGAAGAATTAAAAGATTCGTTTTATGCGCTTGGAAACGAACCTCCTACAGAACCTCGTATTTGGGGTTCGGTAATAAATGAAGTTAAAAAGCTTGGTATTATTTCGGCTAACGGATTTCGTAAAAGTAAAAACCCAATATGCCACGGCCGGCCACAGACTTTATGGAATAGCGAAACTTATCGCCTTAAACAGCAACAAAACAGAAAACAAGAACAATCACTTAAATTATTTGAGTAATGGAATATTTTACTACAAAAGATATGTGTAAATCATTGGGACTTAAAAAAGCAAGTATTTCTTATAGAATTAGAAAACTTAAAGTTAAGCCTGATTACATTACAAATAGAACCGGATTTTACAGAGAAAATTCATTTGTAAAAATAAGCAATTTTAATATAATTCCAAGAGTAAGAATAAATAAACCTAAAGAAAATGAATTTCCTGAAGTTATTTATATTACTCAAACATTTTTAATTATTCAAAGCAAAATAAATTTCATGGAGTAGTTGTGTATTTGAAATATTATCGTATTTTTGTTGTAACTCACTACATTACATAAAAACATTATAAAAGTCCTATAATGAACCTGAAGTAGTGAGCGGGGGATTTATGGGACTTTAACTTTTTATTCTACTCACTATGGATTACTTTGTACTTATGCGTAACTTTTGGGATTTTGCTTTCGAGAATCCAGAAAAAATTAAACCTACTCATTGCGCTCTTTATTCCTTTACCGTTGAGCATTGCAACCGTCTTGGTTGGAAATCAAAATTTGGACTTCCTACTACAATGGCAAAAGAAGCCATTGGCATTAGAAGCTATAATACATACATAAAAACTTTATCCGATTTAGTTGATTTTGGTTTTATTGAAATGATTGAAAAATCAAAAAATCAACACTCAAGCAATATAGTTGCTTTATTAAATTATGATAAAGCACTTGATAAAGCACTTGACAAAGCATTTATAAAGCACGGAACAAAGCAAAGTGAAAGCACGGAACGAAGCATTGATAGTATAGATAAACCAATATACAATAAAACAAATAACAAAGAAACTAATATACCAGAATTTTCAGAATTTTTAATTTATGCTTTAGAAAAAGAAAAAACAGTAAAACAATCGGCTTTAAAAAATAAATATGATGCTTGGTTAGCTAACGATTGGAAAGATGGAAATGACAAGGTAATTAAAAATTGGAAATCAAAACTACTTCAGACAATGCCTTATATCGAAAAAATACCTGAACAAAAACGTAATCCTGCTCACGGAGATAAAAGTAGATTCTGATGAAAAAAATACATGATTGGAATTTAATTCAAACGAATAAGGTTTCAGGTACGGCTAAATTAAAATGTCCGATTTGTACGGACGAAAGGAAAAATAAAACAGACAGACCTCTTTACGTTAATTTTAATTCAGGAGTTGGAAAGTGTTTTCATTGCGAAGGATTATTTTTTAAAGACAGTATAGAAAAGTCTATTGAAAAAACAGAATATACTTTGCCTATTCAGAATTGGAAAAACTATACGCAAATATCAGATGAATTTGTGAAAGCTTGCGAAAATAGAAAAATAAGCCAAAGCACATTAATAAATTTAGGAATTACGCAAGAATCATTTTATCAGCCAAAAATATCAAAGGAAGTCCAGAATTTGGTTTTCAATTATTTCGAAGGCGATACTGTTGTAAATAAAAAATATCGTGGAAAAGGAAAATCATTTACCCAAAGCAAAAATGCAAAGTCTATTTTCTACAATATAAATTCAGTAATAGGTCAAGACGAATGCTACATAGTTGAAGGAGAGTTTGACGTACTTGCTTTTTATGAAATCGGAATAAAAAATGTTATTTCTGTTCCAAACGGTGCAAACGACAATGATAACTATTGGGTTAATTCTGAAAAATATATCAAGGACATTAAAAAATTCTTTATAGCAACAGACAATGACGAAAAAGGAAATGAAGTAGCTGAAAAGATTGTGCAGCGTTTAGGGCGTTACAGGTGCGAAAGAATTTTATTTGAAGGTAAAGATGCTAATGATGATTTGATAAGTGGAATACTGGATAAAACCGCTTATAAAACTCAAAAATATCCTGTTAGCGGAACTTTTAAAGTTTCTGACTGTTACGATGGAATATTAAGCCTATATGAAAACGGAATTCCGGAAACTATTTATCCAAAGCATCATTGTTTTGGAAATTTAAAAAAGGTTTTTTCTGTAATGCGTGGTCATTTGATTACAGGAACAGGAATTCCTTCTCACGGTAAATCAAATTTTACGGAATGGTATGTTTTGAATTTGATAAGGGACTACAAAATGAAAGCTTCTTTTTTCAGTCCCGAACACCATCCTTTTGAATTGCATCACACGACCTTTATTGAAAAGGTTTTCGGTAAAAATTTCTTTTATGATAATGCTGATTGCCCTAGAATTTCGAAAGAAGATATTTCACGATATAAAGAATGGGCTGAAGAAAAAATTTACCTTACTGGAACTGAAAACGGGGAATTTCCTACTTGGAATTGGCTTTTTGAAAAGTTTAGGGAACAGATGTTCAGCTATGGAATTGATATTTTTGTAATCGATGCTTTTAATAAATTGGGTTTTGATGGAAAAGGCAATAAGCTTGACCAGATAAATGAAGTCCTTACAAAGCTTACCATGTTTGCACAGATGAACAACGTAATTATATTTTTAGTTGCGCATCCCACTAAAATGCAAAAAGGTTCTGATGGATTTTATACATCGCCAACGCTTTACGATGTTTCAGGAAGTTCTGATTTTAGAAATCAAACACATGACGGATTTAGTATTTATCGTTATTTTGGAAATGAGGAAAGCGAAGCTAAGACTGTGTTCGAAAATTTAAAAACTAAAATGAAATTCCAAGGAGAAATAGGAGGTTCTCAAGAATTTGAATATCATCTTCCAAGTGGGCGTTATTATGAATTTGGAACACAGCCGCCAACTTACTGCATAATTGATGATGAAATTAAACAAGCAGAAGAAAAAAAAGAATTACCTAAATTAACAGCATCAGACGCCTTTGGAGAGCAATATAACGAAGAAGAACAAATACCATTTTAATATTAAAATATGGACAAACATGACAGATTAATAGAATTTATAGAGCAGGAACTTCACGTTTCTGATTACGCTAGGAAAATGATAAACAAAAAATGTGAATTAAAATCAGTAAATTCACTATCAATATCTAGCGTTAATTTTATAAGACAAGCAAAAAGTAAACAACAAAATCAACCCTAATTTTTAAAAATAGTATTATGAATTTACCTAAATCAAAATTAAAGGAAGATTTTTTAAATTGGCTAGACAAGCAAGAAATTGCTCCATACAAACAAATGTTTGATGATATTCCAGAATTTGTACAAGTTTCTTATGTAAAAAAATATCTTAGAGAACATCAATGTATTGACATAGAAATATTAACAGTAAAAAATAATTTAGCCTATTGCTATAAAGCGTGGTCGGACGGAAAGTTAATAGCTAATGGTGCAGAATCAACCTACGAACTTGCAAATCTATTTTCAATAATGGCTGTATTTGCCGATATAATTTTATCAGATGCTAAGTAACTGCAAGCATTGCCGTATAAAATTTGAGCAAAAAATATTCAATTACAGATTTTGCGAATCTACTCCTGAATGCAAACAAGCAGGAACAGAATCAAAGAATATTTTGATTAAAAAAGCAATGGAGAAAGTAAAGGCTTCAAAAGAAAAAAAATCAAGGCAGGAAACTAAAGTATTGCGTGAAAAATTGAAAACGCTTTCGGATTGGAAGAATGATTTGCAGAAGGAAATTAATTTAATTGTCAGACTAATTGATTTCAACCATCTGTGTATAAGTTCAGGAAGACCTTTAGGCAAAAGTTATGATGCTGGGCATTTTTTGGGAAGGCAAGCTTTTCCAGAAGTGCGTTATAATCTAATGAATATATACGCTCAATCAGTAGAACAGAATCAGCACAAATCAGGCAATGTAATAGGTTTTATGGATGGATTGGAACAAGTGTTCGGAAAAGAGCATTTAGAGGCTGTAATGGCTTTAAAATCATATCCAGCTTTACGAATTACTACTGAAGAAATAAAAGAAAAAATATCAATCGCAAGATCAATAGTAAAGTGGCTTAAGCTTCAAGATCGAGAATTCACAACAAAAGAACGTTTAGAATTACGAAAAAAATTCAATGAAACTTTAGGAATTTACAATTAGAATTTATTACATTTACACAAAATCCGCCAAGATTTAAAAATTAACTTAATTCCTTTCTTTGCTTTTACTTGGCGGTAAGCATGGGAGGGAATTTTTGTATTATGAAACTAATTATACTTGAATCACCTTATGCGGGTGATATTGAAAAAAATGTAGAATACGCTAGAAAATGTATGCGTCATGCTATACTGAAACATAATGAAGCGCCTATGGCTTCACATTTGCTTTATACGCAATTTTTAGATGATTCAAACCCAATAGAGCGTGAAATTGGAATTAACGCAGGATTAGCGTTTAAATCAGTAATTAACAAAACAGTAGTCTATACGGATTTAGGAATATCTAAAGGCATGCAGTATGGAATAGATGATGCTATTAAAAACGGACGTGAAGTCGAATACAGATCATTATGCAAGTAACAGAAAAAATTACGATTACGAACGAAGACAACATGGCTTTAATGGCTCGTTATCCTGATAATTATTTCGATTTGGCAATTGTTGACCCGCCTTATGGAATTGGAGAAGATGGAGGAAAAAGCGAAAGCAGATGTAAAAAAACTAAAGTTAAGCCAAGTAAATTGTCAAAAAAATAGTGGGATTCAAAACCTCCTTCAATTGAGTATTTTATTGAATTAAAAAGAGTTTCTAAAAATGTAATAATCTGGGGCGCAAATCATTTTATCGAAAATATACCTAAAGCTAATAGTTCATGTTGGATTGTTTGGGATAAAGACAACGGAGAAAATGATTTTGCAGATTGTGAACTTGCTTATTGTTCATTCAAAACTTCAGTTCGTAAAATTAGATATAAATGGCACGGAATGCTTCAGGAAAAGATGGGTTATGATAAAGAGAAAAGAATACACCCAACTCAAAAGCCTGCTGATATTTATAAATGGATTTTAGACAAATATGCAAAAACAGAATTTAAAATACTAGACACTCATTTAGGTTCAGGTAGCATAGCAATAGCTTGCCATGATTATGGGTTTGAATTGACAGCTTGCGAATTGGACAAAGACTACTACGATTCAGCAATTAAAAGAATAAAAAACCATGTCGGCCAAACGAAACTATTCTGATCCAATATCCAAAACCCAAACCAAGCTAAACACTTTAAAAGTAAAGCGTTCAGTAGAGAAGACAGACAAATACGATATTGAGATTAAAGAATTGGAAAAAATAATAAATTGGTTTAATTATGGAATTAGGTAAATATAAATTAAGCAAACTTCACAATGGGAAAAGAGAATAAAAAATTAAAAATAATTGTAGGGTGTGAAGAATCACAAGCCGTTACTATTGAATTAAGAAAACTAGGGCATGAAGCATATTCGTGCGATATTCAAGAATGTTCGGGCGGCCATCCCGAATGGCATATTCAAATGGATATTTTAGAAGTTATAAAAGGTGGTGCATTTCCTTTAGGAAACAAAGATTTTATAATTGATGAAGTAATTGTTTATAATTGGGATATGGGTATATTTTTTCCAGACTGTACATATTTGACCGTTTCCGCAAATAAATGGTACAAAGACCAGCCTGAAAGAAAGTCAGGAACTTTAGTTGGTCAAAAAAGAAGAGAATCGAGAGAAAATGCAATTGAATTTTTTATGAAACTGTATAATTGCTATATCCCAAAAATAGCTATTGAAAATCCTATTGGAGTAATGTCTACAAGATTTAGAAAACCTGATCAGGTATTGCAACCATGGATGTTCGGCCACGGAGAAACTAAAGCAACTTGCTTATGGCTTAAAAACCTTAATAAGCTGATACCTACTGATATTGTAGAGGGAAGAGAACAGAGGTTGCATTTATTGCCTAAAACAAAAGATAGGGCAAAAATAAGAAGTAAAACATTTCTAGGAATAGCAAAAGCAATGGCAGAACAATGGACTAACATTTAATAAAAATATTATGAGTCAAAAAGAAAACGAAAACGAAAACGAAAACAAAACTATTTTTAATTTAAAGCTTAATGAAACCTTATATGGTAATATGAAGTACGGATTAAGAACAGATATAACTAGGGTAGCTAGTGGATGGATATATCAACCGATAATAAGAAAGCTAAGTGGTGATGATGAATATATATATCCCTGTTTTGTTCCATATAGTGAAGAACTAACCTAGCGTAACAGCTAGGTTTTTTATTTGTAAATGTTAAAGTTTTAAAATGTGTATAAAATAAATTATAAAGTGTGTACTTAATTGAATTAAGTGTGTATATTTGTAATCAATAACAACAACATTAAAACACAATTTTATGAAAATATCAACTCCAATAAAAGCAACAGAATTAAAAAAAGAATTAATTGCTTTTGGTATAAAAGTGCTTATGTGCAAACAAGGTTCTAATGGCGGTGCTTTGGTTTGTATCTCTAATAATTTAGGTAATCAAGATTTGTTTGTTGATTTCTGCAACACTAATTCTTATGCAATGGTTTGTGGTATTTCTGTACATAATAGAAAATCAACTTCCAAACATATTGACTATGGAAATATATTTAAATTTATATAATGGAAGAAACAAGTATGGATTTTAGGCTTTTAAAAGCTGGCATTAAGACAATACGTCCTAAAAAAAAACATAAACAGTCAGAAGTATATTTATATTTCAAAGGCAAAAAAATACAAAGACCTTATGTAAATAGTTGTGTTTATGCTTGTAAAAAAGCTTTTGGATTAGAAATATAAAAAAGGCTTAATGATAGGATTGCAAACCTTTGAATTTATTTCAAAGTATATTAATCATTGAGTCTTTATAAAATAAAACAGGTTAGCCGAAAACTGAATAGAGTAGGCAAACAATTCAAACCAAAAATTATGACACAAGGTGCATTTGATGCAATCAGAATTCTAACATCAAAAGATGTTGTGGAAACGATCAGGTTTAACAAGCTTACAGTAACTCTTAAACTTAAAGGTCAGCCTGCAGAAGTTTACGGTTATAATTCAGCAGTTCAGATTTTAGAATCTATTGAGTTTGCAGAAAGTCAACTAAAAAAGTAATCACTAACGCCCCGATTAATTTCGGGGCAAATTAAATATAAAATGGCAAGAGGAAGGCACAAATCATTTCCGGAAGGAAAAAAAGAAACGATTCAGATTAATGTTAACAAAGATTTCAAGGAGCAGACAAAATCTGAAATTGAACCGATTTTGAAGAAGTACCATTTAAGATTAAAAGAAAATGGGGAAAGAGAAACGGAATCAGAATTGATAAGAAGAATACAAGACGAGTCTTTATCAAAGTGTGAAAAGGAGTGTTTAAAATCTAAAAAAGAGTAGTTATGGAAGATTTTAAATGGAAAACTCACGAGCCACACTCCAACAATAGCGTAACTATGGATGATTTCTTGACGAATTATCTTGATAACCATTGTGGGATAGGCTTCACCATTGTTTATGAAGATGGTTCTTATTCTGAAATCATAAACGGAAATAAAGAACACTATGCACTTCACGCTTCGGGCGATGGAGATTTTTTTAACCACAAAATTAGATTTGAAAAACTATGAAAGTCTACGTAACCAAGTACGCATTGACAAGAGGTATTTTGTTGATGGAAGTTGTTGAAACAGGATATTTTGCAATGGTTAAAAAGAATCAAAATTATTATCATGCGGATGAATATTTTTTAACAGAATCCGAAGCAATAAAAGACACTGAACAACGCAAAGAAAAGAAGTTAATCCAACTTCAGAATCAATTGGCGAAATTGGAAAATAAAAATGTAACGATTATTAAAGAAGTTTAGTTATGGGAATGTATGATTACGGACAAAGGGGAACTTACATAACGGGTTTTTATACTTTTTTAGACAGAAATTATCCGGATTTAAAAATAGAAAAAGGAAATCAATTAAACGAACATCTAAAAGCAATAAGACTTTCTCAAGAACCAAATAAGCCAGTTTCTAAAGATGTAGAGAAAAATTCATTTTACATTCAAGAAAAATATGATTGGTCGGTTGTTGTAGAATATTTTAAAAAATTAAATCAGCAACAGAATAACTAACAAATAATTAATTATGAAAAAACTAATAACATATACTTTATTTTGGAAAACAGGAGAGTATCAATTTGTAAAAGGAGAAACCATATCTTCCGCAATGAACAACGCAGGAATAGGAAAAGGCGCATTGCGAGCTTTGGATTTTTACTCTTCGGGAGATAAAAGCAAAGAATACGAATGGGATTCAGATACTAGAAATTGGAATAAAATAGATAAACTATGAAAACCCTAACCCCAACAAATCTTATTGCGGTGGAAGTGCCTAAAGATGCAACAGAAATACAAAAAGAAAACAAAATGGAATCAATCACACTTAAAGAAATAGCGGGGTATTTGCCTTATTCGCTAAAAGGACAATTTAAATTATCTCAGGTTGCAGGCGTTGAATTAGAAAAAGATGAAATACGTGAAAAATTAATGACTGCTGATAGCTGTCAATTTTTCCTTATTTATTGCAAGCCTTATTTATATAATTTATCAATGCTTACAAAAGACGAATATTTTGAAATGTATTTGGACTTGTGCGACTGTTTGGAAATGGTTAGATGTGATTCTTTGATTGAAGCTTTGCAAAATAATTCATATTACGCATTAGATATTCAAAAATACAAATTACTTGAAGAATGGATGTACAAGAATCATTTTGATTGGAAATACAATTTAATCGGAAGAGGTTTGGCAATAGATAAATCAAAAATTTAACCACTTAAACTAAACAAATGAAAACAGCAGAAAACAAACAAAAAGCTATTGAATTGGCTTACGGTGAAAACTGGGATAATGTAAGTCAATTTATTGATGATAACGGATGGTTGAAAAGTCACGAGATTTCTCCATTCGATTTAAAATTAACTTGGAATGACATTCAAGTTGAAGAATACGAAAAAGGTGGGAGTATAAAATATAGACCAAAATCACTTTCAGGAATAGAAGACAACAACGGATGGATTTCTATAAATTCAGAAGATGATTTGCTGAAACAAGACGGCTATTATTTTGGATTAACAATTAATGGAGATATAGTAGTCTTGAGAAGTAATAATAATAAATGGGTAATAGAAAATGACGAAACTACTCACTACCAACCTATTGAAAAACCATTAAAACCAATCTACTAATGAAAACACAAAAACTAATTCCGCTTTTGGATTACGTATTGGAAAAACACGAAAAATGGATGCAATCATCAGTAGAAGTTTCTGATGATATGGAGTACATAAATGATACGTCAAATTACGCTAAATTCCTATCACAGCCTTTAAAGATTTCGATGTTTGTAGTTTGTGATGAAAATGGAAATATTTTAGAAGAACCAAATAACTTGACTGAGGAAAATTTTAATGAAGTAAATCCAAAAATTCAAGAATATTACAAAGCAAAATCAAATGTTTTATTTGAAGGGTTTTTCGATAACGGAACGGGGTGTGCTATATTTCAACAAAACCCAAACGCAATGGTTATAGATAATTCAATAGAAGGTAAAAGATTAGAAATACTTTTAGATTCAAAATGCATCTTAACCCTCACAGAAAACGCAGTTAAAACTATAAATGGATAGATTATGAGTAAAGTAGATAAAACTAAATTTAAAGAATTGAAAAAGAAATTCGAAAATTGGTCAGCATTTAGTTTTGAATCCACCGCAGAATCTGAATTAGATGATGTGATTGAGGAAATTGAAGAAATGAAGTACAAATTAGAATGTGAAATATCTGATTTCGCAAGACATCTTGAAAGTTTAGCCAAAGAAATATTTCCAGAGAATTAAAAACAAAAACAAAATGAAAAAACTAACAGAAAAAGACGCCATTTGGTGTAAGACGCAGAAGCAATGGGAAAAGGTTCTTAAATTCCTTGGAACAAAAAATAATTTTCATTTCTATGAAAAAGGAGTAACTGACGTTATTTTAGTTGGAGGTGGTATTTGTAGTTTACATACGGCAAATCATCACAAACACCCTGTTCACAAAGCAAAAGACATTCTAAAGAAGTCATTCAAAAAAGATGTTTTGAAACGATTGGAGAAGATTGAAAAGGTTATTTCTGATAAAACGTCAGTTAACTTCTATCAAACGCAAAACTACTCAACAGAGCCTTTAAAATTCGACTTGCCTACAAAAGAGTTGGAAGAACTTCCTGAAAAGTGGTGTGTTAAAATATCATATAAAAATTTAACTGAATTAAATAGATATCTTCATAATAACAAAGAAAAATATATTGGATATAAATCTAAGTGGGATGTATTAGAAATAGATGGATATTTTATGAGCGAAAACAAAGAAAGATATGGCAATTATCATTCTTGCAATTCAATTGAAAAAGGCTATACCGAAATAACTTTCGATCAGTTCAAAAAATGGGTATTGAAAGAAGAAGAAAATACTGTCGTTAATACCGACACTACTTTATCAATCCGAGAAGTTCAAGTAAAAGTTTCAAATCAACAAGAAGCGAATGAATGCGCTGAAATTGCTAAGGCGTGTGGGGAGAAAGTCAGCGGATTGAACATTTATAATTCATGCTGTTATTTCGTTTTTTTTGACGATAATTTTAGTGTAGCTATGAAAAAACCAAAAAAAAAAGAAATCTCAATCCAAGAATACAGAGAACGTTTTGGAAAGCCTGCAACTGAAATCGATTGGAGCAAGGCGGGACAGTTGGTTTGCGAAAAAGATGATGAATTACTTATTTTATTAACAAACGGTATTCATAAAAAAAATGATTTTGAAGCTATAACTTTAGTTCCAAGGAATAAAGAAGCAGGAATAAATGACTTCAAAGGTGAATATTGGACAAGATGGAATAAAGATAATTTCAAACTTTGCACCGAACCAATAACGATTAAAAACGAATAGTAACTTAAAATAAATAAAAATAAACACCCTGCTTAGAAATAAGCGGGGGTTTTCGGGTGAAAAGTGTTAAAGTTATAAATAAATTACTTTTTATTTGTTTTGTAATATATAAATGACTTATATTTGTATAACAAAATAAAACAAATAGAAATTATGAGAACTGAAAAATTTTACAGAGGCGCACAAAAAGGATTATCTAAAATGAATTGTGGAAGTTATTTTACACCTTGTGAGGAAACTGCAGAAAGCTATGTCTATAATAATAATGAAAAGGTTTATTCTTTTGATTTTTCAGTATCTCTTTTTGATGTTACGCCTTTTATGTCTATTTGTGATTTTGATTTAGGTTTGTCAGAAATATTTGAAATATTAAATGACAACGATGTTTTGTCAAATAAAGTTTATGAGAAATATGATGGTTTTAGAATTGATTGCGGACATACTTGGCTTGTAATTATTTTTGGAAATGTTTGTGTTGAAACAAGTAAAATAACTAAATTATCATTTATTGAAATGATAAAAGAAGATGAAATTAATCCTATATTAAAATAGAAAAAATGAATTACAATAACAAAGACTGGAAAGAATTCAAGTCAGAATTCAATCTAAAAAATAAGGATATTTCAATTATAATTGGAATTACAGAGCCAAGTATCAAAAACCAAACCATGGCAAGTAAAAAACTTCCAACTTGGGCAAAGGCGTTCATTTATTCATGGAAGAAAACAACTGAATTACTAACCTCTAAAAATGAAAATATGAAATAGACAAACCACACTACCGACAAGTTAAAACAATTTTAATCCGGTATAATTTTTACGATCATCAAAGCGGGGTCGTTCCCGCTTTTTTGTATTACAATAAATTAAAAATAATTAACTATATTTGCTTATGAAAACAATATCACAATGTCCAATAAATTTTGACAGATATATGGAAACTAAAATGAACAACACTATTCAAAGAAGATACAAAAGAGAACGCAAAATAAAAAATATGCTTTGGCTGTTATTAGTTTTAGCAATATCATTCGTTTTTTTTAGTTGCACATCTGATGATTTAGAAAAAGAATGCAACTGCGTAAAAGAAACATACACAATTGATTTAGATCACATTTACGATACTCCAGCAGACAAATCAAACTGCAAGGAAGAAACAGGAACTTTAAGATTAGACGAATTCGGGACACTTTACCGATATACTTGTAAATAATGGAAACTCCAAATTTAGGGGGAAGGCCCCCAATATACGAAAGCAACGAAGAAAACTATAAAAAGGTTTCCGAGCTTTGCGATTCTTATTTTGAAACATTATCAAAAGATCCTATGGTTTTTGATCCTCCTTTAGTTACAGGATTAACTTTACATCTTGGTTTTGAGAACAAATCAACTCTTTATGAGTATGCTAAAAAAGACGGGTTTACCAACTCGATAAAAAGAGCATTGACTAAAATTGAAATGTTTCACGAAATGAGAGCTTCAGCAGGAGATAAATGTACAGGTAATATATTCGTACTTAAAAACTTCAATTGGCACGATACTGTTAAGACAGAACATAGCGGTGAAATAAATAATCCAGGAGCTACTACAATATCATTCAAGAAATTCAAAAAAGAAGATGAATAATGAGATAGAAATATCTTATAAGTTCGAGCCTTTATTTGAATTGCTTGATGACAACCAATATAAGCAAGTTGATACAATAATACTTACAGGTGGTAGAGCTTCATCAAAATCGTTTAATGTAGCTGTACTTTGCCTTATAGGAGTTGTAGAACAATATTGGAAAGTTCTTTATTCAAGATTCACAAACACATCTATAAAAGATTCAATCAAAGAAGAAGTATCTGATAAGATTGAAATATTAGGCTATCAAAACAAAGTAATTGATAACGAATACAGAATAGAGACAAGCAACGGTAAAGGATTTATATCATTCAAGGGAATAAAGACAGGTTCTAAAGGACAGACGGCCAATCTAAAATCTTTATCCGGTTTCAATTGTTTTGTTGTTGATGAAGCTGAAGAAATACCAAGTTTTGAAACATTTAAAAAAGTATTCTACTCAATACGTTCAGTTGACAAAAGAAATATATCAATTTTGATTCTGAACCCTACTACAAAAGAACATTGGATTTATCAGGAATTCTTTGAAAAAAAGGAAATTGAAGACGGATTTTGTGGTGTTGTTGACAATATAATGTACATACATTCAAGCTATTTAGACGTTAATCCTAAATTCATCCCTGACAACATCATACGGGATTATGAACGCCTAAAAAAAGAAAACGAATCAGAGTATAATAATGTTGTTTTAGGTGGTTGGAAAACGGATATTGAAGGAGTTCTTCTGCCTATGTCTGAATTGAGATTTGAAAATATCGACAGCATACCAGAAGAAGACATAGTGTTTAAATTTGCAGTCGGAGATCCTGCAGATAAAGGGGGGGATTCATTCTCAATTCCTTTTATATATGTCGCAATGAAAGAAGGTGTTTTGGCCTGTTTTGTTAAAGATGTAATACATTCTAAAGATGGTATAGAAGTAACCGTTGAAAGGGCTGTTATGAAGTCAAGGCTTAACTTTATCGAAGAAACATTTTTAGAGGTAAACGGTGTAGGTGTTGCCGCTTACTACTTGCTTAAAAAAGATATTTCAAACCACTCTAAAGTAAAGCCTTTCACATCTACTGCACCTAAAGAAACAAGGATATTAAGCAACTTTGAATTCGTTAAGAAGTATTTTGTGTTCGATGAAAATTATAAGTCTAATCCTGAGTATCATTCTTTTATAAAAGATTTAACAGGATATGTAAAGGACGGAGAAAAGGACAACAAGAATAAAAAAGATGCGATTGATTCATTGTGCAGCGCATCGGCGATATTGAAAGTAAAATATAAATCAGTTCTTTACGGATAATTACAATATTCAAACAACATAAAATTATAAACACGCAAAAAAGCGATAGTTTATTATAATAATCAAACAATTTAAAAACTAAAATTATGAAATTTATTCAAAGTGTAAATTAAGAAAATCCAATTGTAAACCTAAAATTTATTGTTTCAATTGAAAAAGCAGAAAAACGAATATTTTTTATTTCTATAAAAGAAAACATTTATTGGGCACGGAATCAAGAACAATTGCATAAAGATTGGCAAATAATATGTAATGTATTAAACTCTGATGTATCATCTTCACACATAATAAAATAAACATTTTGTAAAACATAAATTAATTTTACATATATTTGCACTATATCCTATGTGAAGATGCGTAGAACCTTGAACAGAAATTATAACTTAATCCTTACTTATGGAAACATAGGCAGGGATTTTTTACGTTTAATCTAAATGAATTGGAATCCTTTTGCTAAATCAAAAAAGACGCAAGTAACCGGATTTGCCGAACAGGACGATTCAGGGCAATGGATGCAGTATTTCAACCAGTACGTAAATTCATTAAATGGAGAGATACCAAAGTATGAAAATTCAAAAGCTTACGAATTAGCGTGCACCATAGCCGAAATATTTATTCCAATTGATGCTATTGCAGACCGTGCCGCATCAATCGAATATAGGATAAGACATAAAAAAACTAAAGAAGATTACGAGCCACAAGGAAATTTGAAAAGATTGGTTGAAAATCCAAATCCCTTATCAAGGATGAGTGATATTGTTTACCAGTCGGTATTTAGCGAGCTTTCAGATGGTAACAGCTACATATACACTAAAACTCCTGGCAGTATTAAGAATCCGACTATTGACAATATAAGCAATATTTGGGTATTAAAGCCAAACGTAACAAAGCCTATTCTTTTAAAAGAGATTTCAAATCCTTTCTTGATGAAAGATAAAAAGGATTTTATAAAATATTACAAGACGTTCTTTTTAATAAAGCATGATATTGAGCCAAGATACATTCTTCACAGAACAGTTTTAGGTTTAGATGAAAATGGATGCGGACTTTCTCCATTGTCAAGAGTAAGCAGAAATATAAATAATATTCTTGCAGTTTATCAGGCAAGATATAACGTTTATTCAAAGAATGGCAATGGCGGTATATTAAGCAAAGCGCCATCATCAAGCAACGGATCAATTCAAGACGCTTTAGATCCTGCAAGCAGGGATGAAATATTGAACGACCTTAATAACAGAAACGGAATTACAGGGAATAAAAACTTTATTGGAATTTCAGCAATACCACTTCAGTTTATTAAAACTTTAGGAACTATACAAGAGTTGCAGCCGTTTGAAGAAACAGAAGAAAATGCAATCAAGATAGCCGGAATTTATGGAGTAAATAAAGAACTTATTCCGAGAAAAGGAAGCAGTACTTTTACAAATCAGAACGATGCAGAAAAAGGACTTTGGCAGAATGTGGTAAAATCAATATGCGAAGACAAGGCTAAAGATTTAGACAAGGTTTTTTATCTTCCGGAGGAATTAGAATTCTATCCTGACTTTTCAAAAGTAGAAGCCTTGCAGGAAGATAAGAAAACATCATTGGAATCTGATTCTATAGAGATTGATAACCTGGTAAAGTTGACAGAAGCAGGACAGGATATGAAAAACGCTTTTAATAATTTAAAAGAGAAATACAATGGATAGTTTAAAAGATATAAACAAGATGTTGGAGAAAAAAGATTTACCTAAAGAATTACGTAAGTCTTTGGAAGATAAAAAAAGAATCCTTGAAGGAAATAAAGAAGTTAAGAAATGATAAAATGCAATTATTTTACAGATAAGACTTTCTCTACTAAAGAGGAACTTTTTAAAGAATTGAGAGAGAACAAAGATTTTATTATTGAATCTAAAAAAGCTCTTATTCAAAAGTCTTGCGACAAAGGCATTTCTGTGACTTGCAAATCACTTGACTTATTGAAGTTTACCGATCAATTAAAAGGAATCAAGATTGACGACAACTATTACTATATCGCTGTTAACTCAACAAGAATATTAGATTCTCATGATGATTTGCATGTTGATGGTATTTGGAAGAAATCAATAAAAGAACAGCAAGGAAAAAATTATCTAGTTGTAGATCATGATTTATCAATAAAATCGGTAGTAGTCAGAAAAGAACATATTGAAATTTTTACAGCAAAAGTACCTTTCTCATTAATTGGCAAGCCTTATGAGGGAGATACCGAAGTTCTTATATATAAAGTTGCTAAAGACAAGGTAAAAGATGAAACGGTAAAAGACTGGTTAGATAGTGGAGATTCAATTGAGGGAAGCGTTAGAATGCAATATGTGACTGTATTATTTGCGATGGACAGCAACGCTCCTGAAGATGTTGATTTAAAGAAGAATTATGATGAGTATCTTCCTATGATAGCTAACAAGTCTGACTATGATTACATTTATTATTATTATATTATTAAAGAAGCAAAGAACGTAAAAGAATCAAGTTTGGTCGTGTTTGGAAGTAATTCTTCAACAGGACAGATAAAAATAAATCAAGCCGAAAAATCACTTGAAGAAAATGAAGAACAAAAATTAGAGCCGGGTAAAACCACTCCAAAAACAGAAGTAAAAAACAAAATTACATTTATTTAAAACTAAAAAGATGAACGGAAAAAACATCAGTTTATTGGAAGCTCTAAAAAAATCAGGAGCGACTATCGAGCCGGATCAAGAAAAGTTCTTGAACGCTCTAGACGAAGCTTTAAAAGCACGTCAGGCAGATACAGATGAATCTTATTCAGCATCATTTAAAGAGGCTTTGGCTGAACAAATGGGAGCAATCGAAAAAGACGAGGAAGGTAAAATCGTGCCGTTTGCAACGCAATTGAAAAACATTGCTGAATCACTTGAAAAAGTTGAAAAACAAAGTACTGATTTGATTGGAGAAAAAGAAAAATTCCAATTGAAAAAGTATGTTCGTGATAATCATAAGGCGATTGTTGATGCAATTAAAAACAACAAAGATCTTCCTGAGTTTACATTCACAGCTTTAAAAGCTCCTGCAATGTTTACAACTACAAATGCTGTTTCAAACGGTACTGGAGTTGGTTTGCCATTGGTGGAAAACTTCTTGGTTGAGAACGATATTGCGGTTATAAGACATCCGGAAAATTTCATCTTAGATGTTATTCCAAACAGCCAGGTTTCTAAAGTTCCAAGTGAAGTAGTAAGAACTGAACAAGCTACTGAAGAAGGAGCGGTTACAGTTGTCGCTGAGGGCGGTACTAAGCCATTGACGTCTGATACTTTTATCAGAAACAGAACACTTCGTAAAAAATATGCAGGACGTATTGAATGGACGGAAGAATTCGAAATGGATAACGAAATGCTTTTCGCTGAAATCGTAAGATTATTTGAAGACAAAGTTATCAGAGCTTGGCAAGATGGTATTATTACCACTATTCAAACAAACGCTGTAGCTTACACTTCATCAGTTTTCGATGGTACTTTCGTAAAAGCAGATAATGCTTTGGCAGTTATTGCAGGTCAATCAGTTATCCAAGGAATGTATTTCACGCCTAACGTGGTGATTATGAATCCTAGCGATATTTTTACTGCAATGTTTACGCAAGATACTGAAGGGCGTTCTGAATTAAAGCCTTACATCGTAAACAACAACGGTTCTTACTCGATCAACGGAATGAGAGTATTCTCTTCTTACAAGATTGCGCAGGGTACGGCTTTGATTGGGGATTCAAGTGTTTACCGTGAGTGGCATTCTGATTTTATTTTCAGAGTTGGAACTTATGGAAATCAATTTATCCTGAACGAAAAAACAGCTATTGGCGAGGTATTCTCTTTATTGAGAATTGCAAACATCGACAAGCCAGCATGGATGGTTTTAGATTTAGACGCAGTAAGAGAAGACATAACAATTGTAGAAACACCTTAATTAAATAATTATGCCAATATTTGACATTAAACAAGGAGAATCAAAGGCGGTTGCAAAAGCGACTTTTGAGAAAAAAGAAGACTACAAGGTAGTTTATCTTAATAGCGATGAAACAAAAAAACCAAGATTGCTACACGTTTTACAGGCAGACAGGCTTATTAAAAACAAAAAAGCAACTGAGGTAAAAGATGCAAAGCTAGAACAAAGAGAAGTTGAAACAGTAGTTACTGAAGTTCCAAAAACTAAATAATGATTATAGATACTTCATACTTTCTTAATAAATCGGTATTCATCCCCAATGTGATAAATCAGCCAAACATTGGGGGGAATAACCCGAACAAAACCGACGTACTTAAACAGGAAATCGACGAAAAGGAAGCGAAGTTATTAATATCAGCTTTAGGATTTGAGCAATATTCGGAGCTAATTTCCCAATTCGAAATAAACGGAGAACTTAAGCCTTCTGCTTTGCAAAAATGGATTGACCTTACCAATGGCAAGACACTTGAAAACGGAAAACGTTGGAACGGACTTAGATATAGTTATGGAAGTAAGAAAATAAGCTTAATAGCTTATTACGTTTATTTCTATTTCTTAAGCGGGGATTTTTCAACATATACCACTACAGGAATACAAATAGCAAATGCAGAAAATAGCGAAAATCAAATTCCTAATGAAAAGCAGTCAAAAGCTTGGAATACATTTGTAAAGATGTATAACGGTTCTAACATATGTGGAAGAAACTATAATTTCTTTCAAAATTGGAATGGTATAGGTATGCAATGGAATGGAAGCAACGGAGAGTCAAACGAAGTAAGTCTTTATGAATTTATTTCTGCTTATCCGGAAGATTATAATTTATCTTTTTTTAAAAGGGAAACAATTATAAACGCCTGGAATTTATGATAATCGTAGAAGAACAGCTGTCAAAAGCATTCGCAACATTGCCTGAATTGGGCGGTTATCCTGAAACAGAAACAGAACCCGCTATTGATCCATTCAAGCCAGTTTATAAATGGGGTAATGAATTTCATTTGGCTAAACAGTTATTGCTTTTCAGTTCTCAAAATAGTTCGCCTTATCCTTTGATTTATCAGACTTCAAATTCAGATAATGATGAGAATAACAAGAATTACACGACAACTGATTTAGTTTTGATTTTAGCTACAAGAGTTACCGCTGTTGATCTGCTTAATGAAAATAGATGGGCAATGAGTTATCAAAATGTTCTTTGGCCGTTAGCTAAAAATATTGAAACATTATTTACAAAGTCCCAAATGTTTGTTTGGGATGGAGAATTTAGAAAGACCACTTACCCAAACTATGGAGGGGAAAATAATATAGAAAAGGATAAAAAAAACCACACTATTGATATTTGGGACGCATTGAAATTAGAATTTAGAGGATTAAAAATAACAAATAATTGCTTAGGCAGTTTTAAATACTAAAAAATTATGATACAAATTAATGCAGTATCTTGCAATAAGGCTTTATTTGGCACGGGTTTAGTGCCTTGCGAATTAAGGCTTAAGGATTTCAAATCCTTTTTGATTGTGCCTAAATCTTGGTCTTTGAACCTTTTAACAGGAACTTTTGACAAAGATTATGTAGTAGCACAGATTCAGAATGGTACTTTCGTGCCTTTTTTGAACACGGTTGAATTCTTGAACAATACGCCAGATCCGACTACAAAAGAGTACCAAGGAGGTATTACGGCTGTAATTAGAAATGGAAAACCGCAATACTCATTTGAGTATGACAACGGTATCGGATTTCATAAAGCGGCATATGGCTATAATTCATTCCAAACTTACAATGTTATCATTGTAGATTCAGCCGGAACAGTTGCCGTTGCAGAATCAGCAGATGGATTATCAGTTACAGGATTTGCGCTTTCAATGCTTAATACAAGAACTTACGTTCCACAAGTTGGCGATGAAACAGCAAAAACTTTGATTGAATTCCAAATCTCAAACGAGGAACAGTTCAATAAAAGAATGGCACTTATTCCTGTAGATCAATCGGGAGTTGACATTAACTCTGAACTAATGGGAGTTGTAGGCGTAAATATAAAAGGTACTGCTTCGGTTGCCAATGGTTTTATTGTTGATGTGACTGCAGTAAACAATACTATATTTGGAATTGAAGCGTTAGACGAAAACAGTTTTAGAATTAGAAACACAATTACAAATACTGTTTTGGCAATTGATACAGTTGTTGCAGGTGCAACGCCTGGAAATTATAAAATTGAAACAACAACAGCACCTACATTGGCATCGACTTATGTGGTGGAAACTTTTGACGCAACGGCCACACCGCCAACAGCTACAGCTTTGGTAGGAGAAAGCCAATTGTACAGAGGTGTTTCTGCCCCTATGATTGCAGTAGCCTAATCTGAACAAAAATTATAAACCTAAAAGGGTGGGTTAATCGCCTACCCTTTTTTATTAAAAAACATTATGCATAAAGTAATAGTAATACCAAATTTAGAAAGCATTAAGACTTTTAGCGGTTTTCAACATAATCAATATGAAAATGAAATTATATCTTTTACTTCTTTAGATGATGTTGCCAGAAGGTTTGAGATTGAATTTAAAAATCCATTAAACGATATAGGATTAATTGTTACTTATAATGGTTTAGATTGTGAAATATTACAAATAAAATAAATACTATGAAATTCGATAACGTATCATTCAGCAAAGAAGGATTTGATAAATTCAAGACCTTGACCAAAGAAAAACAGATTGAAAAATTAGCAAATATGCTAAATCCGAAAGAAGAGGAAAGAGCAAAAGTTTTACTTAAAAATACACCAAATGGCGGGGATATCGTTCAGGGAAATGAGCCGAAGACTGACAGCGATAACGCTTCAGGACTTGCAGGAGGAAATGGAGGAAATAATCCTATTCCAGCCGAAGGAACTGAAACAAGCCAAAAGAAACGAGTTCCTAAAAGGAGATAGGCCAGATGGATCTGAAATTGGAAGATATCGAAATTATATCATGCCAAACGGATTATCATATTCTATTTTTAAGAATCAGTTAAATCCATTAGCCGGAGAAGGATATGTGGATTTGATTCTTACGGGACAATTTGAAAGAAGCTTGTTTCCAAGACGAACATCAGGCAACGGATATTTATTTTCGAGTAATGATCCAAAAGCAGGAGATTTAATATCAAAATACGGGTTGGATATTATGGGATTAAACCAAGAAACTTTTAATCAGCTACAAAAAAAACACTACTCAATCGACTTAATCAGGTACGTAAAAAAAAGAATAGGACAATGATAAAATTATTCAGGAAAACAAAACAGTCATATTGGAATAATTTAGATATTCCTGCGAAAATATTCTTCAAAATAATTGATGCTTCTGATTTATCATTATTGGGAAATGCGCCTAAAATTATACTTGAAAAAGCTTGGGACGAAATAATTGACGAATATTATACCGTATCTAAAAACACTAAAATAAAAGCCTATTTAGACAAGCAGACAAAAGTAAAATTGCTTGAACTTAAGATACATAAAATAAGGGAATGTGTTTTTGCCTTAATGCGTGTCATTCCTGGGGAATTAATAGAGGAAAAAAAAATAATCCAGGAAGCTTTAAAAAAGTTAGATGTAAAGTATGATTATACAAAAAATACAGTTGAACAATGCCATAGAATAATAAAATCAGATTTAGGTATTCTAAGAAATCAGCTAAACATGATCTTATCTTCTATTCCGGAACAAAAAGAAAAAGTAATAAAAGTTTTTGAAGAAGACTTATCTCAAATAATGAGAGTATTAGGGTTTTCAATTCCTGCTGACTTATCAATGTATCTTTTTTTATCCCACGCAAACACAGCAAAAGAAATTTCAGAAGCTAATAAAAAATCAATAACCAAGTCAAAAAATGGCAAATAACGGGGAATTTATAGAGTTAGCTTCGGGCGAAACACTAAAACAGATTAAAGAAATTGTTTCTTTGATTAATCAAGGTGCTGACGGTGTTGTACGACTTAATTCTGAATTCGCAAAGGTTAAAACTCCAAGCGGTAATAAATCTGTTTTAAGCGGTATTAATCAAGAATTGGCTAATTCTGAAAAGATAAGATTATCGGAAATAAAACTACAACAAGACAGGGAAAAAGCATTCGACAAATATTCCGCACAGTTAGCTAAAAAAGAAGTTTTAGAAGCCAGAACTACAGCAAAACAAATAGCTGAATCAGAAAAAATAATCAGGCAAAAGGAAAAAGAATTTGCACAATTTGAGCGTGAATTCAACAAGTATGAAGCGGATTTAAAACGAAAAGAACTCGCAGAAGCAAGATATAACCAAAAAAAACAAATAGAAAACCAAAAAGCAGAAAAGGCATTAGCAAAAGAAGCACTTGCTCTCGAAAGAAGTCAAAATGCTTATAATAGAATCCAATCAGTAATAAATAGAACTACTCAAGAATACAATAATTTAGCCGTAAGAAAAGAAATAAACGGAAGTTTGTCTGAAAGAGAAGAAAATAGGCTAAACTCACTAACAAATAGGATAAGTAGATTTCAAGGAGTTTTAGGAAAAGTAGATGCAAATATTGGAAAATACCAACGAAATGTATATAACTATGCAAGCGGATGGAATGGACTTTCTAACTCTATAAATCAATTAACACGTGAAGCTCCTGCTTTTGCAGTTTCATTAAATACGGGTTTTTTAGCTTTATCAAATAATATTCCAATGTTATTTGATGAAATTGAACGAACAAAAAATAGCATAGCCAGGTTAAAAGCCGAAGGCAAGGCAGTTCCATCACTTTTTTCTCAAATAGCATCCTCAGTTTTATCTTTTCAAACATTGATAAGCGTAGGTGTTACATTATTGACATTATACGGAGGGGCTTTGTTTACATGGATTGGTAGTTTAAACCAAGCCGATGATGCGCTTGGAAGAATTACTGAATCCCAATTAAGATACAATGATGCTTCTACAGAGGGAGAAAAAAATGCAAACAAAAAATATGAAGAATTGGGGAGGCTTTCTGTTGCTTATAAAAACGAAAAGCTTTCAATTGAGCAAAGAAACATAGCATACGACAAACTTATAAAAATGTACCCGGCTTATTTTAAGGAAGCAGATAGGCAAAAATCACTTAACAATGAATTTGTTAGGTCTCAATTTTATTTGATGGAAGCATTGAATAAAAGAGCACAGGCAGAAGCTAAACTAAACGCTAACAGCCAGACACAAGACAGAATTATAGATATTGAATCAGAAATAAAAGCAAGGGAAGAATATACAAAAGCTTTACAGCACGAGTACAGAGATATATCTGCTCTTAATAAATTAAAAACATCAACAAGTACCGTAGAAGTAAGGCAGGAAATACAAGCCACAATTGAAAAAATTGAAGCCAATGAAAAATTAAGAATACAGCGAAGGGATATTAATGACGAGGAAAAGAATTTAGCAAAAGGTACTATTGCATTACAGACTGAATTAGACCAATTAAACAAAGAAGACAGAAAAGCACGAAGAGAAATTAATAAGCTTTACGGAGAATCTTTGCTTTTGGATAAAGAGGATAAAAAAGTGAAAACCTCTAAAGTTAAAATGCAGAAAGACGAAATAGATTATCTGGCAAAAGTATATGAATTAAGGAAACTAAATTCTGAAGTTATTTCAAACAATGATCGGCGTGTAATGGATGATGAAGAACGAAACTTTAAAGATCGTTCTGAAGCAGTGGAAAATTACTATTTCCAGCTTCAAAATCAAGCAAATTTATCTTATGATGAAGAAATAAGATTAAGCAATTTAAAACTAAAAGAGGAAACTAAAAGATACAATTATGCTATTTCGCAAGGTACAGGAAGTTTGCAGTATTTGGAACAATTAAACTACCAATTTGAGTTAGAAAAAACTATAATTAGAACAAGATTTGAAGACAAATCAAATCAGCTTACTATTGACAAAACTAAAGCCTTGCAAAATGTTTTATTGTCAATAACAACACAATCACAGAAAAATGCATTATCTGAAAAATCAATTGAGGATTTAAGACAGGTAGGACTTTATATGAAAAATATTTCAGGAGCAACTACTATCAATCAATTTTCACAACTTGACAACAAATTAAGAGAAATAGCAAATAATGATGAAGACCGAAAAAATGAAGCTATAAGATTAGATTTAATTGCGAATAGAGCCAATCAAGAAAGAATTAAAAGCCAATTATCAACCTCAAAAGATGTGGTAAAAGACAATGAAGCAATTAATAAATTAAAAGCACAAGAATTAGAACTAACAGGACAACTAATTAAATCAGATAATTCAAGAGCTGAAGCAATAAAATCAGTTTATGAATCGATGGCTAATTCTACAAATGAATACCTTAATTCAATTGGTCAGAATTTCTTATCCAATAATGGGTTTGGTTCTTTGGGTAAATTTTTTGATACCGTTACATATCAGGTAGTAAATGATCTGGGAGAAATTGAAACAAGAACAGGCTCTACATTTCAAAAGATGTGGGATCAAGCAAAAACAGGAGCACAAAGATTTGCTATAGCATTTACAGCGATTACCGATGTTGTTAAGGAATCAATGGATTTTATAAACCAAAACCAGCAAGCATATTTTGATGCCCAATATGACAGTCTTAAAAAAGAAAAGGATTTGGCTTTGGAATATGCTGGAGATTCGGCAACAGGAAAGGCAGAAATTGAACGACAATATGAGGAAAGAAGAAGTGAAATAGACAGAAGAAAAGCAAAAGCACAAAAAGACACGGCTATATTCAACGCAATAATCAATACGGCACAAGCTGTAACAGCCTTCTTAGCAGAAGCGAATTATGCGGGCGCAATTTTAGCGGGTGTTTTGGGAGCGGCACAAATTGGAATAATTTCTAATTCACGTGTGCCTGAATATGCTTTGGGAACGGATAACCACGCAGGAGGTTTGGCAATAGTTGGGGATGGTGGTAAAAATGAAGTGGTTTACCAGCCGTCAAAAGGATTTTCGATAACGCCTAAAAATGATACCTTGGTAGATCTGGAAAAAGGATCAAAAGTATATCCTGATTTTAATTCGTTCTTAAAAAATAGCGGTGCAATGCTTGGAGGAATACCAAACATAGAATTGGAAAGTTCCGGCGCAAGCGCAAGCGAAATTGATTCAATTATGGGGAAATATTTTTCTAATATAACCACATCACAGACTACTATTGATAAGAACGGATTTAATTCTTACATTGCGAAAAAGAATAATAAAATGAAGATGCTAAATAACCGTGTAAGCGGAAAAGGTTTTTCAGTATGATAAAAATATTTATAAATTTTATTACCGACGGAGAAGGAAAATTTCAGATTGATGAACCTGACGGATTCGATGCGTCAAAATTTACCATTGAGCAGGAAGAAAAACGTTTAGGTCGTGATGTTTTGTTTGCTGGTGGAGAATCTAATTTTGTATTAAATAACCGTTCAAATCATAAATTCGATTTGGTAAATAAGTATTTTGAGATTTACGGTTTTGAAGCAGAAGCAGAGTTGATTTTTGAATTGGAAAATTTAGAGAAGAAATACGATATTGATTTTGCCACAATGACAACTAATCAAGTTGACACTATCAAATTTAAGGCTGTTCAGAAATCAAAAGAAATTTTACTTAAAAGGCGTTCAGATGTGAATGTGGATTTGCTATCTGATAAGGATTTAGATGGCAATCCAATAACGCCTTGTGTGCCCGTAAATATTTTGATTAAGGCAAAACCACTGGTTCAGATAAGCAAGTGGTCAGCACCTCCAGAAGCGGTAAATTTCGCACAAGGAATTGCACAAGGTCCCTCTTTTTTTAATCAAATAAAAGTTATTGAGAATTCAGATATAACCGATACATTGACTTGGCTATATGATTATTCATCTACTCCATTCGGTCAAACAAATTACGATCCTATTCCTGAATTTACCGTAATGGTAGCAAGCGAGGATTATAAAAACTTAACGGCTGAAATAAAATTAGACCTAACTACTGAATGGATAGATAGCGGGGTAGGGGTTCAAGATGCACCATTTCAAATAAGAGGAATCATAATGAAAGGCACAGGATCGTTAATTGATAATTATCTTTTAGGTGCAGGAAATCCCAACAGATTTGTATTTTACAATTCGGGCGTTTTAGGAAGAGAAACAGGCGTATATATAAATATAAATACAAGTACTGTAAAAATAAATATAGGCGATGTTAATCGGGGTGAAAAAGTATTTTTTGTATTTTATTACGGAGCAGGAAATGCTATACAAATGGGTAAAGTTACCTATGGAAATAGTACTCTTACCTTGAAAGGAAGTTCAATTTCTTATAATACAGTTAATCCGGCAATAAGATTGTACGACGCAATGAAATACATTTGCAAGTCTATTTCGGGTATGGATATTGATTCGCCTGAATATTCAAATTTAGGTGCTTTTTATGACCATTTTATATTTACAGGAAAGTTTTTGAGGGGAATAACAAACCAAGGATTTACAATTAATTTTGAAGATATTATAAAAAGTATCGTAGAAACTAATTCCGATTATCAGATTCAGACCAATGACAGCGTATTTTTTGGGACATATAAAAATTTTTATGCTTCAGAAGAAATAGCAGTTATAGATGGTGTTCAGTTTGAAGACTATGAAAAATATTTCAACGAAAGGTCCAAAGTAAACATATTTAAATTAAAATATAAAGATTTTCAGTCACAAAAAGAAAATACTATTGAAAACACAATAGATGTAGTTCATGGAGAAACAGAATGGCTTCTTAAAAACAAAAATGTTGAGAACAAAAAAGAAGTAGAAGTGGAATGGGTTCGTGATGCTTTTCTAATCGAGGAAACTCGCAAAAAAGCTTACACAATATCTGAAACATCAGTATCTCAGGATGATGATAAAAAATTCATTTTAGATTGCCGTTTATCAGATTATAATGAAAGAACTTTTACAACGACTTCAAGTTTCCAACATTCCAGGGAAACAGATGTAAACGCTCAATTTTTAACACTAAGAAGCAATGGAGATATAAATTTATTATTGTTAGGAATAAGCGTAGGTTCTACTTTTCAGATTGTAAATCCAAGTCCTAATTTTGGGTATTATACAGTACTTTCAATTACTGAAAACAGTCTTTCATTGGAGAAATTCCCTTCAACAAATTTGGATTTTAGCGGGATAGCCTTTACAGAATTTCAATATACTATTTCTGAAAATGTAGCAAGGTATATTAATTGGACAAATCAAGGATTTACCGATATTCAAAACATTGCCAACGGAGATAATTACTCTAATTTAAGATTCACGGTAAAAAGAAACATTGAAAATTATTATTCAGAGTATTTGGCTACATGCAATTTATTCAAAAAAGAAGAAAAAATAGCCAATACATTGTACAAAAATAATCCAAAAGCTATTACTACTTATAATGGTAAAACTGCAGAAGAAGGATTAGAATTTTTACCTAAAAATCCTATTTTGTCGCCTTACGAATACAGTTGCCAATTCCGAATGAGTATGGCAAAATATATTGATTTGGAAAATAAAATAAGGGACAAAAGAGGATATATCAGATTCATTGACAATCTTGGAAATGTTGTAAGGGGTTATATTAAAAAAGCCGATCTGACCAATGAAATTAACGAACAGGGGTTTTTAGAATGCATCATTGAGGAAAAATACCAGCCTGCAATTTTAAATATATTTTCGGACAATATAACCGGAATAATTATTTTCAATGATGACATTTCAGTTGACTCAAAAAATTGGAGCTGGACGATTGATGAATTAGACTATTTGAGTATCTTTGACGCAACAGGATTACTTTTGTTTACACCTATGCACTTTAGCAAAGTAAGCGTAAATGGAGCAATACGAAGAACACGAATAGAATTACAGGAAAATCTAAATTTACTATGAAACTAAACTTTATATCATTGGAGCACAACCTTGAAAAGGCTATGTATTATAGAAATAATCCTGATATGCAGTTTTATTCATTTAAGGGTGTTCAGTTGTTGCCAAATAACATTTATCCATACATACAAACCACATTTAATAATGAAGGTATAGAGTTGGAAGATTGGGAGGTTTTTGTAAAGTCAATTTGCGGGGAAACTTTGGCAGATATAACTGATAATTTTGATGTAGTTGACAATTTCCAAGACTCTGACACGGGACTTCCTCAAATTACTTGGAAGTTAACTGATTTGCCAGATTGTGGAAACAGATTAGTTTATTTAGAAGTAAATCAATTAGCCGGAGATACATTTTATTCGACACCATTTTTTATAAGTTCAGAAGAATCTGAAAGGACTTCAAGAATAGATTATAGAAATGATGATTCAGAATTTATGCAGTCGGTTCAGGTTAATTTGAATTATATCCAAAAAACGCCTGTAAAAGAATATGCTCAATATTATGAAATAACGACTGAAAGAACACGCACAAATACTATAAAATCACAATATTCTGAATTATGGAGAACTGGAATAATCGACATTGAGGCATTGGTTTTGTTGCAGTCAGTTTTTGATTTCAAGGAAACTTATTTAAATCTAATGAGAACGTCAATATTTGAGCCTTTTGAAATACCATTATTGGAAGCGAATGAGAATTTTATAGAGCAAGATATTAAACTTACTTTTGATAATTCAGATTTTTATAATCCTAATTTTGTTCCTATAATTCCGCAACCAATACCGCCTTTACCGCCTTTGTTGAGAATAACAGATATGCGAAGAAATGGTAATATATATGGAAGTTTTTTTATTGATTTTGTCAAGGAAAATTTCAATCCGCAATATGTAACGGTTTTGTATAAGACATTAGTAGATGAAGAAATAAGAAATACAGGAACTTCAGTTTCTCCAAGAATAGTAAATTTGCCTTATGCTTCAAATCCAAACTTTACCATTTATCAGGTTAGGCTTTATCAAGCGGGTGCGGGAGTTTATTCAAATAAGGCTTTCATAAATCAGGCTAATGGATTTTATTTTCTTCTGACTGAAAAAATATCATCAACGCAGTATAAATTGCGTGCAAGATATGTTTCAGATGAAGCGAATGATCCTGTAATGACATGGACAAACAACGGAGTTTCACAAAACTTTCCAAATAACGGAATATCAGAAACTACTATTAACGCAATACAAGGTCAAACATTGGTAAGCAGTATAAGTCAAGATGGTTTGGTAACAACAATAACAATTATATTATAATGGCAGATTTAATTTATAAAAGAGCTAATGGGGTATTCGATATAATTCGAGATTCCGAAGAAGTAATATCAGCAAGCGATTGGTCAGCTTTGAGAAGAGGAAATTTCTTCGACTTCAAGTCTAAAAGCGGTGCAAGATTAGTCGAAAGAGTATTTTATTATAATGCTCAGATAATCGATGAAACTGAAGGCGGTGGAGCAGAAACTTTTTCTTCAGCTTTGGCTATGCACATCCGTTTACAGCAAATAGGTTTTTTTGACGAAAGTGTTGGTTCTGAATCGGGAGGGGTTAACACTTTTAAAGAATTAACCGATACCTTTGCAACTTTTATAGGGCTTAATGGAAAAATATTAGCCGTAGATGAAGCGCAAAATAAAATAATCGCTATTGATAATCCTGCTACAAATATAGCTTTTACGGATTTGACAGATGTTTTATCAGAAGCTATTACTTCGGATATGGTAGGACAGATTCCAAGAGTTCAAATGGTAAGTGTTTCTGGTAACACTTTTCCAATGATTGTTTTTGAGGATTTTCCCACCATTGAAAACACACCTCCTGACCAATTTACACAATTGGGGGAATTAAGCATTGAATCTAATTCGCTTTTAATAACAACAGGATTTATATGGCTTATTTCTGGAATACAATACGGAAATCCAGAAGATCAGATAATAAATATTGAAAATGCTCCTTCAGGCGAAAGCCGAATAGACATTATAGTAACAGACCCAGAAACACCTAATTACTTTACATTAATACAAGGAGTTTCATCACTTGGAGAAGGAACAGCAATCAAACCGATTAAGCCTTTAGGAACTTTAGAACTTACATACATATCAATTTATGAGGATAACATTGTAAACATTCCGGAAAATCCAGATTTAGGTGGCAGGTTTATAGAAAAGGAAGAAAAAACATTGCTTGTAATAACGGGTAATGGAGTTGTTGAACCTATTATTTTGCAAAGCCTTTCTTCTTCCATAACTTTTTCTGATTCTTCAAGCGTAAACGTTGTTCCAGGATTTCAAATTGAAGATGGATATGAAACTTATAAAGGAAAGCAGGGAAAACTTATCAATCAACAAGGTTCAGATATTTTATTTTATGATTATAGAGAGCCAGGAGCTGATGGTAATTTTAAAATTTTTAATGAAGCCGGAGGTAACTTTTTATTAAAATCGGGTCAGTCAGTAGATTTCTATGACTTTACAGGATTGGCAAGAATACAGGCAAATTATGCAGGTTCTGGAATTCAATCAGTATCTTCATTAGACTCTGAAGCAATAGACCTTTCAGACCCACAAAATCCCATATTTAATATAGCTACGCCAGAATATGTTGAATCTAAATTTGACAGCCTAAACACGGATAGCGTGTCAGAAGGAACCAATAATTTATATTTCTCTGGATTAAGAGTTCTTTCCACTATATTGTCGGGACTTATAAATATTTCAGGCGCAATACTTCCTGAAGACAGTATATTAGTGGCATTCGGAAAAATTAAGAAATCTTTATCAGATATTTCTTCAGAACTTGGGCTTAAACAACTTGTTTCGAATATAAGGACTGACTTTTCTTCTCCGAACAACACAACTTATCCAAGCACCCAAGCGGTTGCGGAATATGTTTTAAATGCTAATGACTTTTTTCAACAGCCTTTTTTCGACTTTGCTTTCAATACGCCGTCTACTGCCTATCCAATGATAATATCCAATGTTGCAGGCGGTTCTGTGGCTACGCAATCAGATGGATTGATAGCTCCATTAAGGATTGGAAGACCAAAATCTATAGCGGAAGCTTGGACTATCAGAGGAAGCGCATCTGCTATAAATTCAGGAAGTGCTATAGGCGTTGCTTCCCAGAATCCTATGTATGCAGGAAGCTATATGTTTTTCATAATGAAACCATTGAAGCTCGAAAATACATTTGGTTATTTCGGACTTTGCAACGTACACAATCAGAGTCCTACATCATCAACACCGACCGGAATCTATTTGGATATAGTAAACAACCAGCTTACGCTAAAGACTGCATTCAACAGTTTTGTGTCTTCTGGAATCACTATAACATTAACTGACACTTCTTGGCTATACGTTTCTTTTGAGGTTGTAAGTTCTACCTCATGTTTGTGCAGGATCAGAAAAGGAAGCATTACAGGAGATCTTATATATAATTCTTCAACATCAAGTAATATACCAATAGCTACAATAGATGCATGGACACATAATCGTATATGTTTCAGCGGTTTAAGCTCTATAGCTTCAGCCGATGATATTTACCAAATAGCAAGAGTTATGACGTTTCCGAAAAGACCTAACTATCTAAATAATTTTTAGCGATGATAAAATATAGAGGACATAATCCAGCTGGTGGATATGAAGAAAAAAAGGAAAATAATTTTCCTCAAAGCTGGCAAGTTGAAGAAATTGAATTTGAAGATTCTGAAACAGAACAGTTAAATTCAGAAATAGAGATTCTTAGGGAAAATACAAGAAAAAAAATATCAGAACTTATTTACGAACATACGCAAAGAAAAGTAATGAGGGGTATTGACATACCAGAAGATATACAAGAAAAATACGAAGAAATGCGTGCAGAATATAGAGAAAACAAAAACCAATTATTAATTAAATACAGTTCAAAATGAAAAAAACAATCCTATTATTATTAATGCTGATAAGCCTTTCATCTAATTCTCAGCTTTTGACCATTCCGCAGTTCGATTTCAATCAGCCTATTTATGGAGGTCGTGAACAATTTTTCAGCAGGAATGCAGATATTGATAATTTCTACTTCCTTGACAGCGTTATCGATGTTGGAGACATGAACGACATCTACAAGTTTAAGCTGTTTCCTAAAGATTCATTAAGATGGAAAGCAAGTCAGATTACTGGACTTAAAGCTTTTACAGATTCGCAAGGATATTTGAAAAATGAAAACTTTTCAAACGTGCAAAATTTAGACCAGACAAATCCCTCAAATATCGTTCAAAATTCAACACACAGATTTGTTTCAGATTCTGACAAGGCAAATTGGAATAATAAGTTGAGCGTAGAGGCTGACGGAAGCATTACAAATGAAATACAGGGGCTTACATTGTCAGGTAACTTATTAGGCATTACAGGAGGAAACTCTGTAACTCTTCCAACATATACAAATGTCAACTTAACAGCCGGAAACGGAATTTTAATAACCGGAACTTATCCAAATTTGACAATTTCATTATTGCCTCCTTCGGTAAATGTAGTTTCAAGGTCTTTAAATTCAAACTTTACTGTTTCAACTACAAAAACAGCCCATGTAAGCTATTCTGTAACGTGTTCTGCTACTAATCCTTTATTAGCGGGTTCTTCAACTGCAACCGCTTATTTGGAATACTCTTTGAACGGAGGCACTACTTGGTTGCTCCCATCTCAAAACGGAAATTCGAATAGTGTTGGCGCAGTAGTTGCAATAGCTCTTAACAATTCCCAGACAGGAACTTTGACGTCAACAATTCCTGCTAATGCGTTGGTAAGGATTAGAACGTCAACATCAGGCACGGCATCTGTAACATACGTAACTGGAACTGAATCCACTTACTGATGAAAGTTTTTGCAGACAATATAAAGCCTATTTTAGCTTTAGTGGTAATAATTCTTGGTTTTGCATATTTTTTTATGGCAACATTTACAGAAACAAAGCCAAATGACCAGATATTGATAGCTATTGTGGGACTTATGGGAGGATCAAGTGGATATTACTTCGGTAGCAGTTCAGGAAATGCAAAGAAAGATGAAATAATACAGAAAAACATTGAAGACAATAAATAATTTATTATATTTATGCTTTCATATGTGTTTTGTGAGTTAAAATTAAAAATCCCCCACGTTGATTCGATGGGGGATTTTTTTATTCAGTTGTTATTGTTTCTTCTTTATAATATTTTCTGTGTTTTCCATTGTTTCTCTCATAATCAGATTGTATCTTACCTTGACAGTCAGTCCAATAAATAAATCTTCCATTATCTTCAAAACGATACATTTTGCATCCGTTTTGCTCAAAAAGAAATTCTAACTGAAAACTTCCATTAGTAATTAATTCTTGTGAATTTTTTAGTTCTGTTTTTTTACAGCTATAAAAAGAAATAATTATACAAACTATACAAATGTATTTCATAATAATTTCAGAAGTTCCCTATATCACTTCAAAGGTTTTAGTTTATTACTCGGTTTTAAGAAATTTAATTTCTTTTGACTTCCCAATCATTTTAGAATGCTCTAGTTCTAATTGAGCTGACTTAAGCATTGCATTACTTGTGGCTACTAATGTTTTTCCTTGTGTAGTGTCCATGTCTCCACTTTTTACCTTTTCGAAAACATCTACTAAAGCGTCACGTAATTCTTTAACATTTTTCATTGTACTAACTTTTTTAAAGTGATTAAATATTTATTTGCTTCTATAAAATAAGGGTGTTTTGCAACGTCTTGCCTTGTAAGTCGGTAATTACATCTTGTGACAATAGCCTGAATAATTCCTTTCGTAGTAACTCCAAGTTCTTTTTTGTGTGTTGATTCACAACTTAAGCAAAGATGGTATCTTCTGTCTTCATAAATTCTTGATCCTCTAAATTCTAAAATAGGCTTATTTGATTCACAAACTATGCAGAATTTTAAAATACCTAAAGTTCCATTTATTTTATAACGCCTAATCCTTTCCTTTTGCCTTTGATCAGGTTTTTTGCAATATTCATTTTGCTTTTCCTGTCCTCTTTTCTCTCTAGATTTTTTTTGCATCAATCTTCCTGCTTGAGATTCATTATAAGCTTTTTTGTTGGCATTTATTTTTTCTAAATTCTTAATTCTATAAATACGATCATATTCAGCTTTTTTTTCTTTAGCAGTTAATTCCATATATAATTGTCTTAAATTATAAAACCCCTTGAAAACAGAAGTGGGGTTCTGAAATCAAAGGGTTTAAACTAAATTTTACTTGTAATTAATTTTCCCCACGATCATAATTACATTGCAAACATATAAAATAATTTCATTACTTTTACACCTAAACTTAAAAATAAATAATAAAATGAAAATTTTGCAAGAAGTAGAACCTACTGAAGAACAAATCGAAGCTATGAAACAAGCTAATGAAATCTTGTTAAAAGTAGAGTTGGAACTCATCGGAACACGCCCTAAAACACGTGGTTAGGATATTGTTAAATATTTCTATTGCTGTATCTGTATTAGTTTATCTTTTGTGGAATAAGCTTGGATTAGATCAGGTTCAAAGGGATTGCTTATTTTTTATAGGCAATTCCCTTTTTATTTTTATATTATGCCTTATAATTTGGATTAAATTAAGAATATATCTTGCAAGTTTCGTACTTTTATGCCTTTCTTTCAACAACTTATTAGACGAACTTTTTTTCGACAATACTAAAATTGGGTTAAATGAATACTTTTTTGCCATTATTTTGGTAATAATAACATACATTAGATATAAATATGCCAGAAAAACAGATACCCCTAATCGATGAAATACTGGCTTTATTTTTTAAAGTTCTGCTACCTGCTCTTATCGGGGTAAGCATAAAAATAGCAATCGAAATGGAAAGAAAAAAAATGACCATAAAGAGGGCGGTAATTTCGGTTATATCGGGAGTGGGTTTGGCTTGGCTGTCTTCTGGAATAATTATAAGGGTTGTCGGCATAGATTACCAACCATTGATGATTGCAGTTATCGCAATTACATCTGAAAAAATCATGGAATATTTACTTTATAAACTCAATATTGATATGCTTTTAGGTTCTTTAATAGATGCCGGAAGAACATTTTTAATAAATTTAATAACAGGCAAAAAATAATAATTATGCAACTAACGAAAAACTTTAATTCAAAAGAATTTGATTGTAAGGATGGAACAAAAGTCCCTAAAGAATATATTGATAATTGTAGAAAGGTAGCTGAAAATCTTCAGGTTTTGCGGGATCATTTGAATGTTCCTATATCGATTACAGGTAGCGGATATAGAACACCCTCGCATAATGCAAGAGTAAAAGGAGCGACTAACAGCCAGCATCTGACCTGCAACGCTGCGGATATAAACGCAAAAGGATATACACCAATTCAATTAGCTAAAGAAATTGAAAGGTTAATTACTTCGGGTAAAATGGAGCAAGGCGGTATTGGGATTTACAAAGGTTTCGTTCATTATGACAGAAGAGGTAAAAAAGCACGTTGGTGATTAATTTTAGAACCGCTTCCCGATAAAAAGGAGAAAGCGGTTTTTTTATTTGGAATAGTTTTGTATTTTTGAAAAGCAAATAGTAGGTTGAAAATAATTTGTGTGTTTCAAGGCAAATGTACGTCATTACCGGTAAGCAAACACTCACCTATAAAATTTACAGATTTTTTTATTTGCTTCAATACTGTAATATTGATTAAAAGCCTTGCATTGATTTGTCAAGGCTTTTTTATTATCTTTGAATCTAAATTTAAAACAAATTATTATGAAATCATCAACTTGGTACGGGGATATTATTTTAAATATTGTACACGGATTTAAAAATGGGGGAACAAGCGTATGAAAAACTTCTATTACCATCCAATACTAGGACTTCAATATTCAACTATAAATCACGAAGACTTAAAAGAAAATACGCCTTTAAATCGTTCAGAAAGGCGAAAAATTAAATTTAAAAAAACTACGTATAAAAATAATTTTGGATTAAAACGAAATTTATTTTAAAATATTTTTCACCATTTTGTTGACGTCAACAAAATGGTTTTATTCAACCAAACGGAAATTCCGAACAGTTCATTATTTAAGAAAACACCAAAAAACTTAAATAACACAATCCCTTAATAAATAATTCACTACATTTGTAATTCGCTACAACTAAAATTTATTAATGCCTTCATTTGTAGCGAGTGGGGGCATTATTTTTTATATTATGGAAAAAAATAATAAAGATATTATATCATTTGAAGATTATATGGCTATGCAGGTACAAGATGGTTATATTTCAGAAGATGGTATGCCTTTAAAATGCTCTTGTGGCTGTAAAGAATTTAAACAAGTGAATATGTATTATGGGGAAGGTTATATAGAAGAATATTCACTAGAGTGTAAAAAGGAATCCTGCTTAAAAATAGTAGGAACTTGAGCTTATGGTAATTGGCAAATATAAATGAATAAATACACCCACGCATCTAACTATTGGAAGATAGTTTTTGCATTTTCAGGATTAATATTTGTGTATAACTTAATATTTTAGATTATGAAAAATATATATTTGTTAGGTTATAGTTCAGGAAATTATGATGATTTTTATCAGAATATAATATTTTCTACTGACGACAAAAATAAAGCAGAAAAATATGTAGAAAAATTTAATAGGCTTCTTGAGAAATGGAAAAATTACTATTCAAATTTTGAAGAAGATGATTTTGGTTTTATATGGTTAAAAGAAGAATATATAAATAAACATTTTAAAAATTGGAACAAAATTAAGAACATAAATGAATGTTATTGTCAAAAAATAGAATTAAGATAAGATGAAAAAGCAATTCACATTTTCAATAGACACATCACAATATTACTTTTGGATTATTTTAGTAATGGCCGGATATATAATATTCACTTTGTTATCCACAAGCACTTCAAGACTTCAAATCAAAAACGCAGAGCTTAAAGGTCAAAATGAAATACTTAAATCTAACGAATCAAAAACAAATGAATCAATATTAGTACTTCAAGATTCATTAAAGCTTATTAAATCCAATAATACAGCCTTAAAAACGGATTTAGCCAACCATAAAACAAACTACAAAACCTTAATAATAGAAAAAGATGCAAAAAAGAATACTATTGATAGCTATGACCATAATCAGCTGTCAAGCTTTCTCCCAAAAAGATACCACAAAGATTGAAGTAAAGGTTGAAGATGCCAGGCGAGCATTCAAAGAATTGATCGAAAAGGATTATTTAGAAAAGCAAGTGCTTAATTTAGAAATTCAGCTTAATACGCAAAACGAATTACTTCAGAACAAAGAATTTGAAACAGAAAACCTGAATTCACAGATTGAAGCATTTGAAAGTTTGGTTAAATCTAAAGATACACGGCTAAATAATTATGAAAAAATTATTGAAAACAACGAAAAGGAAATTATACAAAAAAAATTAGGAAATACATTTTGGAAGATAACCACCGTGTTAAGCCTTATGTTTAGCGGATATTTAGCAGTAAAGTAAACCCATTCTAACGAGTGGGTTTTTTATTTTTAAAACTTTAACATAATTAATTATACACAATAACATAATTACACGTATATTTGCGTAACATTAATTAGTAAAATATTTATTATGAAAAAAGTTATTTTGGCATTAGCGTTTGTTTCAATTGTTTCTTGTAAGGAAAAAGAGGATGTGAATTATCCTAAATATGAATTAGAAAGCGTAGATTATATTCCAGATTCTTTAAAAGAAAAACATAGCGTTTGGATAACGGAAACAGTTAGGGCTGCGTCACAACATATGAGCGCAGGAGATTACGAAGACATAGACAAAACCATAAGACAGGCAAAACAAACAGCTGATGAGTTATATGGTAAAAAAATTATTGGATTAAGAAAAAAAATAGACGATAGTTATTGGGGAGATATTTTACTAACTCCAAATGAAATGACCGATAAAGAATTAAATATACTAAAATCATTAACAAAATAAAATATATGGAAACAAAAAAAACATCATTTCAGAATTGGGTAGATACAAATTACTCAAATCAATCAGGATTATTAAAAAAATTAAATACTGATGTGGAAATAGTAAAGCAACAGGAATTAAGCCGTGACTATAATCACAAGAACGCTTTAGAAAAGATTGGTAAATACGCTAAAAAGTTAGGTTTAGAATCAGTAGATTTCCACGGACACGATTACGGATGCGAAGTAAAAGGAACTTTAAAAATTAAGTAACTATGAAACAATTTGAAAACAAGGTATTATTCATTGAGAATGAAGAAATGCTTGAAGAAGTAGGTAACTTATTAGGATTTAATATAGATAATTTTGTCACAGAAAATCCAGGTAAAGTATTTAATTGGCTGTCATTTGAAAACTATTTAATTATGTCAAAACTAATCGTAAAAGGAATGGCAAAATCATTAGAAGAAATAACACTAGAACAATTCAAAGAACTATTAAAACAAAAGTAATTATGGAAATAAATTTTAGAATAGTAGAAACACCTAATCATCAGGTTTTGTTATCAAAATACTTTGACAATGAAGATGAAGATAATTATTATGTTTTAGAAATAGTATTTTTTATAAAAGGCACTAAAGCTTCTCAAAAAATGAGTTTTAATACAGAAGAAAAAAGAGATAACGCTTTCGATAAAATGTCAAATGAATTAATTTTTAAAATTGTTGAACAAACCGAAAAAATGTTTTAATTATGAACAACTACGACGATAAAACAACCGGATTAGAAAACACTTCACACCCATCTTTAAAAATTGAAGTGTTTGATGAAGTTGAGCTTACAGAAGAACAATTAATTATTTTAAGATTAAGTGACGCAAATATTTCTTTAAAAAAAGAACACGAATCAATCAAAGGAATATTAAAACAGATTGAGGAAATGGAAGCAAAAGAAGGAATTTACGCAAACTGTTTAGGAATGACAGAACAGCAGGAGAAAGATTATATTCATTTAAGAAATTGTTTAAAACTTAAAATTATTAGATTATGAAAAAAATATTATTAAGTTGGTTAAACACCGACAACAAAGTAAATATAGAAGACAATAAAAATTCAATATTACAGCTTCTAAAACAGTCAAATTTTATTGAATTATCTGTTAAAGAACAGATAGACTTATTCAAATCGGTAGAAAGCGAATTCTGCGACCAATTGGCTAAACAGAATATTGATGCTGAAATTACGATTGAAGAAATCGAAAAGTTTTCAAGAGCTAAAGTTGAACGTGGGGAATATCAAAAAAGGTAATTATGTCAGAAATAGCCAAAGCATTTATAAAAGCGCAATCAGAAATGAGAACGCCAAAAAAAGGTAACTCAAACCCTTTTTTTAAATCAAAATACGCAGACTTAAATTCTGTATTAGAAGCTGTCTTAGAAGCTTTACACAATAACGGAATAGCAATATTACAGCCAACTGTTTTTATTGACGGAAAAAGCTTTGTGAATACGGTATTGCTTCATGAAAGCGGAGAACGTTTGGAAGGATTTACTGAAATATTATTTTCAAAGCCAAATGACGCACAAGCGCAAGGTAGCGGAATAACTTATGCAAGACGTTACGGCTTGCAATCTATTTGCGGAGTAGGTGCAGAAGATGATGACGGAAATAAAGCTACACAGCCTAAAAAAGAAAACCCTGAATTAATTGCTGAAAACAAGAAAAAAGAAGAAGAAAGACGTTTGAATATAGAATTAGATTTAGACAGCGCAGGAACATTAGAAGAACTTGCTTCTAAATACACTTCTTTAAATGCTTCCGACAAAGTAATTTTCAAAGATAAAAAAGACAAATTAAAAGAAAAATTAACACCTAAAAAATAATATTATGTCAAAAGAATTAGCAGAACAATATTCAGAACAAGAATTAATTAATTCTGAAAATATATTAATTGAAGAAGAACAGCCAACGGAGTATATAAAATTACTCCAAAGGCTACAAAAAAAAGAAGAAACATTGTCTTATTCAAGTTTAAAGGCTTTTTCTAAATCTCCAAGGAATTTTATTCAATATAAATTAAAACCAAAAACACCGCAAACGGAAAGCCAAATATTTGGAAGTTTATGCGACTGCTTTTTAACAACTCCTGATGAATTTGAAAGTAAATTTGTAATTGTAGATTCAGTTCCTTCAAGCGATAATCAAAAAGGATTCTGCAATGATATTTTTGAAGGAAAATCAAAAGAAGATGCTTATGCTAATAACTACAAAGTAGGCGGTTTGGAAAAAGTATGGAATCAGTTAGAAAACTACATTACAGCTATTCAATCGGGTAAAATGGTGTGTACTACCAAAATGAAAGATGAAGCATTTAAAATAACTGAAAATCTTAAAAAATCAGAATTGATTATGCAGTTTGTTGACAGCTGTAATGCTTTTCAAGTTAAACACGAATGGACTTACAGCGGCTGGAAATTTAAAGGTTTTACCGATGCAGAAGGAATCAGAATTATTATAGACTTCAAATATACCGCTGATTCTGATCCTGAAAAATTTGAAAGAGATATTATAAAATTTAAGTACTATATGCAAGCAGGAATGTATTCTGAAGCAGATGGAAGTTTGCCTGAGTTTTATTTTGTTACTTATGACAAATCTCTAAATTTCTCAATAATAAAATTAGATGTTTCTTTATTGATGTACGGAATCAGAGAATATAAGTATCTAGTTGCAAAATTAGAACAATGTATAAAAGAAAACCGCTGGTCAGAAAGTTTCAACTTTTTCGATGTTCAATTAAGAACTGCATATAAGCCTAAATGGATTAAAGGTTTTGAAACTGATTCAATTGATATAGAGTAATGGAAATTACGCTAATTAAGCAACTT